ATTCCTTCATTAACATATCGGCACGGTATTTTTGAATAAGGCAGATCTGTATTTGCCCCTATCTCTCCGGATAGTTCAAATAGATCACGCATAGCGCGCGTTTTCCTGATCTTAAATTCAGCGGAATAATCAGATTGTCTGTCCTGCATCTCTGCAATATCATTAACCTGCTTATTTATTGCTATAATTTCATCATCATCAAGATCACATTCAACATCATTAACGTACAGATGCTGGCTTTTTTGAAATACAGACCCGCCGTCTATAAGCTCTTTTCGTGTTATTTCAAACGATAATGTATATGCCGGAGAATCTATCTCTTTTATTATATGCTCTTTTCTTGTTATCTTAACCTCACGCCAAACTCCAGATTCATATTGTTCTACTTTCTCGGCTAGTAATAATCCTTGAAAAGCTTTAATATCATCAGCGTTAATCCCTTTTAAAACTATGTTGTAAGAATATTCAGACTTTAATTTTGTTGGCTTTTCAATCTTTGATATCACAGAGAAAAATCTTGTTACCTGAGTTCCAAGACTCTCAGATTTCATCTTTATCTCATAGTCATTATTGAAGCAAAAGTAATGCCATCCATTAAACCACCAACGAAGATATATGCCTGTGATACAACGTGATATTAATATTTTTTTCAATGAGATCATTTATGTTTTACTTACTTTATAACCACGACATAATACTCTTATCTTTAGTGACGTTATCCCTGAAGGTAATTCATCACAAATGATTTGTAAAGCAGATGATAAGTCTTCTGGTACTCCTCCCACATTATCAGCGCTTACACCAGAACTCAATATTAAATTATTCCCTTGATGACCTACTTGTATTCGTTTTGTTCCATCTGCTGATGTTCCAATTCTTTCGAGTATAATCATCCAACATTCAGTGATTAAAAATAAACTTGAACTATCTATACCCAATATTGTTATTGTTTGAGGAGAAGACGTAACAGTTACATCTGTTTTTAAAATTATCTCTTGATATCCTGCTATATCATCAACTAAATTAGGAACTGAATCAATTAATGATGCAAATTGCGCTTCAGTAGGCTTATCCCCTGTCTGAAAATATGCTTTTAACGTTGTTCTACTTTCCATATCATCTGATTATAAATGTTGAACCTATTGTCATTTCTGGTATTGCATAATCTTTATTAACTGTAGCCCAATCTTTAATAAGCCTTACGGAAAACATAAATCCCTTAAGTTGATTTGAGATTGTGGCTGCATCACTTCCGGAAGACATATATACAGCACGTCCATTTGTACCGTTATATTCTGTCTTTGTCCAAAAAAATCCATAACTTTGTAATAGTTGAAATATCTTATTTGTAGGGTGATAATCTCCTCCTCCTCTTGCCCCAAAATTATAATCATCCGTTCCACCTGCAGATCCCCAATAAGTAGTACCTATTGTTTTTAATTTTTTACCTGCAACTGAAGCTCCTCCAAGATAATCAATAAGTTCTTCCCATTCATACAAATCAGGCACGTGCCAACCGTAAGGCGCAAATCCAGATGCAATTACTTGATCATAAGTATACAACCTGCCGTACAAAGGTAGATTTGCAGAATCATTATCATATATTTTATTATTTGGATAATCACTGTCGTAATTCTTGCACATCCATACTTGAGTGCCTATTGCAATTTCGCATGTTGTTAGAGGGTTTCCAGTTTCATCAAGTGTAACAAGTGGAACTGTAGGCGGTATATATGGGGTTTCAGTAAATTCATTATTGCTTATATCAATCGTTGTAAGATCGGTGGCTGTTGGCGGTATATACAGATCGGTTAATTCATTATCAGATACATCAAGATTCTCAAGATTTTCAATCGTTGGAGGTAATAATATCTGAGTTATATTATTATTCTCTGCAATTATTGATGTTATGTTATCCTCTCCGTCAATAGTTATAACATAAGAATCAGCAAGTGGAGAGGGATATGTATGTGTTATCGTTTGTGGCACTCCTGGAACTAGAATATAAGTATCGGTAGTCCCATCACCCCAATCAATCGTAATTTCGCCATCTCCTTCAATAATGATAGTAAATGACCCATCTTCTGCATGATGTTCAATAACAATAGCATTAGGATTATATAGTGGGTTATCAAAAATTGAATTAGATGTAGGTATCGACGCTACTGGAGAATAATAATTTTCCCTACTACCAACAACAGCAGTTAATTCCAATTCATTTCCAGTAGTTGCATGATTGTATACATTAACTGTACCTGGTTCTATCCTTATATTCATCCAGCCATCATCTGTTAATAATGATACTTCACGAGTATTCATTATTGATCTTATAGCATTAATTTGATTACGAGAGACTTGTCCAGATGACATCGTTATCTTTCTGGTCCCTATAGTTCGATAATCTTCTCCCTCTGTTTTCATTGATATTTGCCCGGGATAGAAAAACCAATAATGCCAACCGTTATAATACCAACGAAGATAATAACCGTCACATCTTCTTTTAATGACAATCTTTTGTAGTATGTTATTTAATAATCCTATCTTCATTAACTTACGTCTATCTCAACAGTCATATATGATGCAGTATTTTCAATGATTGCCGGGTCTATGTTCAACGAATTAATATATCCTTCAAGACTACCCATTGAAACTGTTTTTGTTGTAGTCCCTAATAACGTATTTGAAGAATTATATCTCTTGATTGTTACGACTATATTAGTCGATGTATTGTCAGGGAGAAAAAAAGATAAATCAAAAGGCAACCCCAAGAAATAAACAGGGCTATCAAACTGATTAAAAAACGGTACATCACCAGCAGATGTGGCCAGGTAATCATAAAGATTAGACCCCTGTTCTTCGCTTCTTATAGACTCAACGTAATACCAAGTATTTCCTTCTGATGTATACGCGGTTGAAGAAGAAGCTCCTCGATACATGCCTCTATATTCAAATGTGAATTTGCCTGACTTGCTTATTTCTTTTGTTATGTCCGTGGTATAGTCGCCTGTTTTTAATAAGCTGGTCTTAATTCGCAATATACCTGATACGTCAAGATCGGCCAACCCTTTGCTGTCTGGGGTGGCTATAACCGTCATAGTCTCCAGCACTGAATTGACGGTCAGTCTGCCTTCAAAATAATAACCCGGAAACAACGTGCTGTCATTAAGATAAGAAAAGTCGTAAGTAGAAACCCAAGCTATATCTGTTATTATGATATTAGCCGGCGATCCCTGTATATCGGTTATCTTACCTGTGACTATCGAACTAGAATAATCATCATAGATAGATATTGAGTCTCCAAGATTGCCGGTAAATTCTGCTGAAGTTGTCAGTTTAACAAATCCTCCACTCTCTTCACAGCTTGCTATTGCAAAGTCTTTTCTTTGCAACTTAAATATATTAGGACTTTCAGTTGCAACAAGCCGGGAAACAACCTCAGGACTTACCTGTATGACGTGCGAAGGATCGCTAATTATATTCGTTGCCATTATAATATTTCTGATGTTATTTTATCAATAGCATAACTGTATTTTTTATTCATTTTCTCAATGAATTCCTTTGTAGCCGTCTCATATATGTCAACAAATACCTTACTTCTAAAATGTTGGTTTCCGTATTTATTGATATACCATGTCAGAGATTTTGCTTCGCTTACCCGGCCAGCAGACGTCCTACTTTTGAACAGATTTTTGCGTTCCATCCATCCATATATCTTTTTCCATAACTGCCAGTCTTTATTATTGACGCGTGGCCCACGGCCTTTTTGTAAAACAGGAATCCAATAAGGGACCAGAACTCCTCCGCCATCTTCTCGTATTTCTATTTCAAATAACTTCATTACTGATTCAGGAATAGTATTCCCCGAATACATATTTTTTGATGATATGATTTTTACAAACTCTTCAAGTTCTGGCTTTAAATCAATTCCATACATGCGTGAAATATTGCTAATCCTATCAAAAACAATAAAAACATTGCAGGTATAACGATTATCAAAATGGTTCTGTCTTTTTTCATTTTAGCATTGATTAGTATTTTGTATATAAGTCAAATCAAATGTCATAGACCAGCCTAACATATTAGCATCATATTTGTTTTCTAGTATTTTTTCACAAGGCACTTCTCCTATTTTTTGAAAGCTTTCAGATTCGATGACCTGCCAAACAAATGCCTTGCATATCTCTTTAAGATTCTCAAAAACAGCCTCATTATTCTCAGCAGTGTTTTCAAGTTCTACCTGCTGCATTATCTCAACCTGAATAGACGGATAGCGTTCTCTTATCCCATTACTAATAGCATTCAACCTCAAACTATTCGCCTGCAGAATAAGACAGAATATATTACCCTGTAATGACTGATCGGTAATAAGATTAGCCAGCTTATCGCTTTCGTAAACCACCTGATCACATCCGGCTGCCGTTGCTGCTGTCTTAAGGATTGTTGTTATCATTTGATCTTTGATTTAGCTTCATACACTTCTCTTAATCGTTCTGCATATTCTTGCTCTTCCTTCTCTTTCATAAATCGAACCAGACATTCAGAATATGGCAGTAACATAATTTCGTTATCGTTTATCAAATGTTTCTTTTCTCTGAGAAAATCAATAGATGCAAGATCGGAATATTTATTCAATTTGTCAATACCTGCCTGTATTTCTTCTGACTTTATTTTTCGATAGAGTAATTTCTTTTCGCGTTCGATAAGTTCACCGGTTAATTTAAGTATCTGATATCCGGCCGGGAACAACTCAACTGCATTGCAATTATATATTTTCGGTAATACTTTATTTGTTTTGTCCCTATCCCAGCCTTTGAATATATAAGGATAATAATATCCGATTATAGTATGTATGATTGTCTCAAGATCATCGTGTGTCTTCTCGGCCAAGAAAAGGCGTTGGCCGAAACAGATTGTTTCAGTCAATTCATTTATGTCTTGTGGAACATGAAAATATTTTAATCCTATTCTTATTTTTCCTGGACATGGTAAATTTGCAAGACCATCAATCAGCGATGAATACCTATCCTGATGTTTGACTATTTGCTTTAATGTTAATTGCTCTATTGGTATTATTATCTCCATGTCTGTGTACCTGATGATCTTAGTGGATATTCATAATATATAAAATAACCTGCTGCATCTGTTATGTGGTCAAAACCGCTTGTTTTATCTGGATTGCCATTTTTATCATAAGCCATTCGCTCTAATGCTTCAGTGTATTCAGGACAACAATGCGTATTTACCATATATCCTGTTTCGTTTTTCCCGTTACAAAACATCCTGTTCATATTTTTTATTCTATCATTTACTGGAGGATTTGAATCTTTTGCACGCACAGAAAAACCAGCCTGCTTAATTATGCTTATATCTGTTTTTGTCGTTGCTGTATTTCTTTGAGATCCACTTGCATCAGGATAAACTATGATATGATTAGTTGGATATTTCTTTTTAAGAATACTGCACATTTGCTCTGTGTCAAAAACCTTTACTAATTCTGCAACTGCAATAGGTTTATTTTCCACAATATGGATGACAGCTGACATGTTTCCCACATTAAAATCCATCCCAATATGAAGTGTATCATTTTCACCGACTATTTTATTAATATGGTTTACCTTACGATCAAACTTGTAATATACTGTTCCTGATGTGAGGTTAACAAATTCACCATTTAAATATGCTTTTAATTGTTCTTCTGTGTATTGCTCTCGCAATCCCTGGATGTAACCGTCTGCTAAGTTATTTTCGTTATCATTTGTTTTCAGCCTAAGCAATAGTTTATTTTCATTGTTATTTTTCTCAAAGAAATTATACATATAAGCGAATCCCTCGGGAGTGCTTACAAAGTCTATTTGATTTGCAACAGACTTTTTAAATGAATTGCGGCTTGCAATGCGCTTCATTGCACCATCTCTTATATTTGGATGAACAACATCAACCTCATCGACTATTGAATAACCTACAGAATAAGAAACTATACTATCAGGATTATCCATCGAGCGCATCCATATCTCACCATAAGGAGTTATTATTTTTGATGTTTGTTTTTGATGAGAATATGAAATATTTATTTCGCTGAATAAATTATCTAATTTAGGTATTAACATATCATCAAATAATCGATATGTCGGAAGATAATAAGCTATTGGAACCTGTGGAAATCTCAACAAATGTGTTATTGCCTTTACTGCAGCAGCCGTTGACTTGCCTGATTGGTAACCTCCAACTATTCCAGTATGAAGATATTTAGATTTAATAAATCGTTGCTGATTCTCATGTAGCAATGATAGATTTAATTTGCCGTTTTTATCAATGAAAATCATTCTTTATCAAATGTTATTCCTGTAATTGGCATTAAATCTTTTCCATCCTTGCCGGTGAGTTCCAATTTACCCGGCGCATCATATCCAAGCATTTTAGAAATAGAATCTAATGCCTTTTGTTTATCAAACAGTTTTATCTTGACATATTCTACCTGTATAGGTTTTTTCTCTTTTGGGTTTTCTGGATCGTATTCATATTCTGTTCTGATCTTAGTATCAATTTCGGATATGCAATCCTTTTGCTCATCAGTCAATGATTCAAACTCTTTTCTTTCAATCCAAGTATTATGAAGATGTGCTATTGAAGAAAAGGCCATTTTCATATGTTCTGAAATGACCTTCATCCTGCTAATACCTGCAAGTTTTTCCAAGTCTTTTTGTATTTCGCTTATGTATTCTTTGACCTTATCATTTCCTAACATCCTAACTGCCAATACACTTGCAACATTAGAATTTTTTGTATTTGGATAAGCGGCTAAATATGAACGCGTTGCGTTCCAATCATAAATATATTCTCGACAGAATTTTTTTTGTTTTTGAGTTAATCCTTTTTGTGTTGCCATCTATAAGATATAATTACCACCAAATTTATGTTATTATTACGAAATAAACAAAAAAAACAGTGCACGGTTTGAAGTTATCGCCCCGGCACTGCTAAGTAAGATTAATTACAATGCAACCCTAAACTCTGCATGACAATTATTTCTGTTAAGGCAGAAATTAGATGGGTGCCTATAATCATAATTTATTTCAATTTCAAAAATACCGTTTTCGGCTTTTGTCTCATATTCAGACCCTCTATATAAGACTGTGCCCCTCTTACCTAATTTTGTGATAGAATAGGTTCTGTTCTGTACACATTCAAATGCTACAGAGTCTGTAATAGTGCTTTCGTTCAATAACAAAAAGTCACGTTCTTTTTCTGTGTTTTTCAGCAATTCACATGCCTGTTCATAAGAAATAATGATAGCTGAATTAAGTTTGAGCGATTTGAGGTTTAAGTTTTTCATTTTCTTAGCAGTTTAAATTATGTCTTATTGACGACATAAATGTACGACGAATAAAAATCAAAATATATGATAAATATCATACAATTGTATGATTTTACACTATTTTTTCAAATATATTTAGATTTGCAAATTCACCATGATATTTTTTTGCGGCTTCATTATATGCAATCGCTGCTAATTCTTCTGTTTTAAAATTACCCAAATAAATCTGTTTTTTATTTATACATATTTGAGCTTTAATATATTTCCCATTATAACTTACTCCTTTGTATTTTGAAATACCCCAAGTTCTCTTATTCATTCCATTTTGTCCATGCGTTGCATTACGAAGATTATGTCTTTGACAGTTTAGTCCATTATGATCAACATGGTCGCATTCCATATTGATTGGTGTTTTCATAATAAGTCGATGCATGCTAATTGATTTCCCGTTAATTCTTGTATATGCATAGTAAGTGTATTTGTCTTTTATAGCATGCCATGTTATTTTATTAAGCCAGTTAAAATCATTATCATCAACTTGTGCACAAAAACCACAACTTAATTGAATTAGTTTCATTTCTTCAAAATTAAAAACCTACAGGTTTCAGGTGGCGGCCTTACTCCCTATAGGTTATAATATCTTTTGTACCCGCCAGTACGTTTGTATAAAGATAACAATTATTATTTATTTTTAAGACTTTTGTCATGTTTTAAAATTATTTTACGTTTTTATGTTATTTATATTCAT